CACGCAAGACGTATTGAAGCTTGCGCGAAAGCTGACAAGCTGCGACAAGTGCATGAGCATGACAAGATTTATGTCATGCAAATAATCAGCGTTTAACCGAATTTTACAAACTTAACAGAGAGAGCGAGTGCTTTAACGTACTCGCTCTTTTTTGTGCTTCAAGCGTATACGCTTTATGTGCTTATGCCGATATGCTCATGAATACGTTGAGCTTCAATTCTGACGCACGTTTCAGCTAAATATGAATGTCAGTATGCGAGACAATTTTCTAAACGCTTAGAAAGCAAATTTACGCGTAGCTGTAAAGACAGCTATGCTGTCTTTAATGTCTAGACAGTTATGCTGTCAAGACAGTCTAGACAGTTTCACGATTGAACTCTAGACTTTCTCTAAACTTCTTTTTGAGATAATCTAGACATTGTTTTGACTATCTTTTGACATTCTTTTTGAGACAGCTAAACTCTTTTTGAGTTTCCCACCACCAAGTCTAGACTTTCTCTAGATTTTTTACTCGCTCCAGTCTCGACATTCTCCAGACCAATCATTCACGCTTTAATCGTTGAAGTCTTGACTATTAAAGCATTAAGTGATGGGGTGGGGTGTTACGCAGATTTTGGTCGTGCTACTGGTGCAGGCACCCACCGAAAGTTCATAGTATGTATATGAGAGGGTCCGGAGTTCAATATATCATCACAATTTATGTGAGGATTTTAGCTCGCTCCAATTCATCATATGAGTTGGATAGGTCGTGTTGGACGGGTTGATGTGATTTCGTGAAACAATGGGTGTGATTTCTCATTTCGACATAGCGTGAAAACAAAAATCGAACGTGGTTTGCTCCAATTGTCCATTCGTTGTTATGTGTGGGTTGGATTTGGGTTTTAGGATTGTGTGTGGGTTGAGGGTGTTTTTCCGTGAAACATTGCGATCCAACCCGTGTTCCAACAGGTGTGTTGACTTGTTGTGTGGCTGGACTTATTTTACGGGTATGAAGAGGAAAGACGGAAAACCGAAAGTGGACATTGGACGTGGCAGTTTGTCATCGTCTGCGCACGACCCGGCGCTTATGTATATGGAGGATGACAACAGGCTCACTCCATTACAGGCGCGGTTTATCAGGGAGTATCTGGTGGATTGGAACGCTACGCAGGCTGCGGCGCGGGCTGGATACTCTCCCAAAGTGTGCAATCGCACTGGTCCTGCTCTGCTCAAGCAAGACAAGATCCAGCGCGCCATCAAAAAGGCGATCATAGCGAATGCTGATGCGGAAAACATATCTCCAGCCGAAGTGATTCAGCGGTTTAAGCAAGTCGCGTTTTTCGACGTGGCTGCGTTGTATGACGAATACGGTGAATTGCGGGAGATAAAAGATATGCCAAAACACGTCCGCGCAGCGATCAAGGGGATTGAAGAACGTGTGGAAGTGGATGGAACGGTTATCCGCAAAGTCAAACTGCACGATTCGATGGACGCACTAGAGAAACTTGCGAAGTGGCTTGGCATGGAAGGGTTCGATGGTAAAGTCAAAGTGGACTGGAACGAAACGCGGAACGTGAACGTGAACGTGGATTTGACTTCGTTGTCGGACAAAGAAATACGGTTGCTGTCCAAAATCGGCGGAGTGGACGTGATCGACGCGGACGAACTGCTTGCGTTGCCGGAAGGTGATGCGCAATGATGAATGAGACCGTTGCACAAGCTAATCCATACGTCAGAGCAGCGATGGCTGAACCGCGGCTGGTGGAAGCGGAAGCGTGTAAACGGTCTCTGTTCAGTTTCATGCAGATATTTTGGCATGAGCTGGTTCAGGACGAGCCTGTTTGGAACTGGCACATTGCTTATCTCGCTAATCTGATTCAAGCGGAAATCGTTCGTGTTGGCAAGGGGCAGATGAAAACGCACGACACCGTGATAAACATTCCACCCGGCACCACTAAATCGTTGACTACTGTTGTGTTCGGTGTGGCTTGGTCGTGGCTGCGGTGGCCGTGGATGCGGCATATCTGCGGTTCGTATTCGGGCGATCTTGCTGTGGACCACGCCGGGTATTGCAAAGACCTCGTAGACAGTGAGAAGTTCCGTTATCTGTTTCCACACCTCCGCGTCCGCACCGACCGCGACGCCCGCAGCAACTTCCGTATTCAGTTTTTTGACAAGGACACAGGCAAGTGGAAGCAGGGTGGCGGGCGATACGCCACGTCGGTTGGCGGCACGGTGCTTGGAATGCACGGACATATGAACTGGGTAGACGACCCGCTCAATCCACGGCAATCAGTATCCGAAACGCAAATCGCTACCGCTAATGATTGGATAGACAAAACGCTCTCCACTCGTAAAGTGGACAAGTCTATCACTCCAACCATTCTCATTATGCAGCGTCTCCATCAAGACGATCCAAGTGGACATACCATCGACAAAGATAAACCAGTCCGGCATATCAAACTGCCAGGCGAATGTATCAATTACGAAGTGAAGCCAGCTGAACTTAAACGGTATTATGTGGACGGTCTGCTTGATTCAACACGTCATTCATGGGATGTGCTTCGTGGAATGGAGGTTGATCTCGGGCCAAACACATATGCTGGGCAGGTGGGGCAGGAGCCAGCACCGCCGTCCGGTAATATGTTTATTGTTGATGGTTTCAAAATCGTTGATGCAATTCCAGGCAAAATCATTCGCACGTTGCGGTATTGGGACAAGGCTGGAAGCGTCGATAAACGGTCGGCTTACACTTGTGGTGTCGCTATGGCTATGATTGACATAGGGGCGAAGGACTATCAGGGACGGCCACAGTATCATTACGTGGTTATGGATGTCGCTCGTTTTCGCGAGGAAGCGGCGGCACGGGAACGGAAGATCAAGAAGGTGGCGCAGGAGGACGGGAAGTCCGTCCACAAAATCTATATAGAACAGGAGCCCGGTTCCGGGGGCAAGGATTCGGTCCGTGCATCAATCGGGAATCTTGCCGGGTTCGCTGCGTTCGCAGATCGTCCGAGTGGAGATAAGACCCAACGCGCAGATCCATGGGCTGGGCAAGTTAATGCCGGTCATGTTATGTTGCTTCGTGGACGATGGAATGAAGCGTACATCGAAGAACACAGATTTTTTCCGCACAGCAGATATAAGGATCAGGTGGACGCTTCGAGTGGTGCTTTTAGCAAATTAACAGGTGGAATTAGAGCAGGAGTATGGTGATGGACGCTATGCAATTACAGGTGTTATCCGCTCTCACACGCCGCGCGGCACTGGCTAGTCGTATGGGCAAGAGTTTTGGAACAAAGCGCGATTTATTCGAGGAGCTGGGGTATCCTCTCGAACTGTATTGGGAGGATTACTATGCGCGGTATGAGCGCGGGGACATAGCTAAACGCATCGTCAATGCGTATCCCGACGCGACCTGGCGCAGGGTGCCAGATATTGTCGAAGCTGAAAAATCAGATCCCGGCACAGAAACGGCGTTTGAAAAACAATGGAAAAATCTTACGCGGGACACGAATGTCTGGCACTACATCGCAAAAGCGGATCGTTTGTCGGGGGTCGGACGGTATGGTGTGCTGTTCCTCGGATTCGACGGCAGTACGGACCTCAAAACCCCAGTTACCCGAGCCAGCAGATTGCTTTATCTCACTCCATACATGGAGACAAACGCCAGTATCCATTCCTATGTCACCTCCACAACAGACCCTAATTATGGGATGCCCGAAATTTACAAGCTGAAAACGGACGTGCCCGTGGCTGATTCAGCTACACGACAGCAGGACCTTCTCGTTCACAGAAGTCGCGTCCTGCATATCGCAGAAGGGACGGAACAGAACGATATTTACGGTACGCCGCGTTTGAAAGCGGTGTGGAACCGTCTCATGAACCTCGACCTATTGCTTGGTGGCAGTGCTGAAATGTTTTGGCGCGGAGCGTTTCCGGGGTACGGTTTTTCCTTGTCGCCAGAAGCAGGCGAATTGACGCCAGACGAAAAAGAAGATTTTGATGATCAGGTGGAGGAATACATCCACGGGATGCGTCGTTATTTGAGGACACGCGGTGTTGACATCGAACAACTCACACCTCAACTCGCTGATCCGAGCAACCACGTCGATATACAGCTAGATATGATTTCTGGCACCACAGGCATCCCGAAGCGAATCCTAACCGGGTCAGAACAGGGCAAACTCGCATCTACGCAAGACGAGTCACACTGGCTGGCGCGTGTAGATGAACGTCGCACTCATTACGCTGAACCCATGATACTCAGGCCCTTCATCGACAGGCTCATCGAGGTTGGAATTCTACCTAAACCGCAAAACGGGTATATAGTCAAGTGGCGTGACATCGAAGCCCTTTCCGAGCAAGATCTTGCCACCATCGGTGAAACGTATGCCCGGGCGCTCATGAATTATGCCAATGCTCCGCTCGCCTCGCAGATTGTGGCTCCGGAGGTCTTCCTCACCAAGTTTATGCACCTGAGTCCAGAAGAAGCCGCGGAGGCAATGGCTGCTCTTGATCGCGGTTTGGCAGAGGAAACGATTGAGAAGGACGAGGAAGATGAATTTGAATTTGAATAGCCCCTCATCCTCCTGTGGGTGCGGGAGAGTGCCGGTATCCAACACAAGGGCGGGACGGCCGGCACTCTCCCCAAATTTTAATGCGACAATTCGCAAAGACCCTACGCACACTCTCACTTTGCGCCGCGCCTATGAGGCGCAGATGTATAAGCGGTTCCGCTGGCTCAAGGGTGTAATTCGTGATGCTGTGATTGACGCTGACGTGTTTGGTCTCGATCCCCGCGTCGTTTATCAGCCGCCACAGTTTGACGCACAACGTCCAAGACCTCAACGCAGACAGTTTGATTTTCCAACGACAGAAGCGAAGATCAGCGCGTTTATGGAATGGCTTCGAGAAATGGAGGACCGCGGCATTCTTGAGGTGTACCAGCGTGACGATCTTGGACGACCCGTTGCTCGTAGCGAGTGGCAGAATTATTACGTTCTCGCTGCGTACCAGCAGGGCATCACCCGCGCACGGAATGAAATGCGGGGTGCTGGGGTAGATGTGCCGCGAGAGGATGCGGCACGTGGTGTTCTCGCCCCATTGTTCAGACGTAGGCACCATATTGACGATTTGAACACGTTGTACACCCGCAATTTCACTGAGCTGCGGGGAATCACCGAAGCTATGGATCAGCAAATCTCCAGGGAACTTGCGGAAGGATTTCTGCTCGGCGAGGACCCTCGACGTATCGCGCGGCGGCTCAACAAGCGAGTGGACAAAATCGGACTGACGCGGGCGCGGGTGTTGGCTCGGACGGAGGTTATTCGCGCACACCACATCGCCCAAATCAATGAATACGAATCACTTGGTGCTACTGGAGTCAGAGTTCTTGCGGAATGGGGAACAGCAGGTGTTGGCGTTTGTCCGATTTGTCGAGCGTTAGAAGGCCGTGTCTTTACATTAGCCGAAATTCGTGGTATGATTCCACGGCATCCGAATTGTAGGTGTACAGCAATCCCGGTGTTGCCGGATGAAACAGGATAGGAGGACCACCATGAAAACCATCATACTGATTTTGGTCTTTTGTTTGGTTTCTGCCGTTTCTTTTGCGGCCAACAGCAAAACCAAACACGCAAACCCTAACCCGCCGTGGGAAGTCGAGGCAACAATAGACACTGCTCCCGGCGATGACGGGTATTGGACTGATCCTATTGAATCCACTCATAAAAACCGGGCATATTTGTCTGTCTGGGTGGATATGTCTGATTCCTCGACAGTTACGATCCAAAAGAGGACACCAGAAGGGTCCGGATGGAAGACAATCAAGACATACACAGAAGATACCTATAAATACATATTTGATGATGAGGCGGGCGTCGATTATCGTATTGGGGTCGACAACGGCGATCTGGCTGCCGGTGATACCGTCTGGGTTCGTCTGGGACGGTAGGAGAGGTTCACCATGAACGATCAGCAGGAAAACCGGATATGGGACGCGATAACATCCATAAGAGAACAAGTCAGCGCCATGGCACGCAAATTGGATACAATGATTGCCTCACTTGCGGAGCGATGCGAATATCGCAAGGAAGTTATAGATGCGGTGATTGTCCGAGTGAAAACTTTGGAGGAGCGCCAAGAAGTCTTCGAGAAACAAATGATGGTTTTGCGGATGAAAGAGAGGATCATTTCTGGGGTTATTTCTTCCGCGCTGACAATGACTGCGGGCACAATTCTGCTTTGGGCTTTTGGGAAGCTGTAGGATGAAAATTTACCTCGATAAAATAGACGGCGAATGCGGTGACGTGTCTGTGAAATTCTGCTGCTCTGAAATACTACGCAACGTCTTTGACGGACATTTCAGTATTGACGAGCGCGGGGCGTCACTGCGTAGACGAGGCAATGTTGGGCACACTCAAGCCGTGCGCTTCTGCGAGTTCTGCGGGGCCGAGGTGCGGATCATAAGGGGAGAGTGTGATGGACCAACTGGTTGAATGGGCCTTGTGCGTAGCGGCGGCTGTCGTAGTGAGCATTGGAATGTACTTGTGGGAGCGGTTCAATGAGAAAAGCTAAGCTAATCGCCTACGTATCCGCGCTCATGCTCGCCGCCATGTTCCTGCTGGCGTTGACGCTGCCGGTGAAGGCGTGGGCGGGGGAGATTTTGAACGAGCAGTGGAGCGATCTGTCCAACTGGACGCAGAGCGGCATTGACGGG